CTAAGTGTGGTGCTGTTAGACAAGATAGTCAGATAGGACTTGAAGAAACACCAGAAGAATATATTGAAAATCTTGTATCTGTTTTTAGATCAGTGCGTGATGTGATGACTGACGATGGCACACTGTGGGTCAACATAGGTGATAGTTATTACAATTACAGACCTGGTAAAGGACAAGCATTACCAAAACAAACTGTAAGTAAAACAAAACAAGATCTACCTGATGAATGTGCTAAGAGAGGTAACAAACTTGAAGGTCTCAAAGAAAAAGATTTAATAGGAATACCATGGATGTTAGCATTTGCATTGCGTGCAGATGGATGGTATCTAAGACAGGATATTATATGGCATAAACCTAATCCTATGCCTGAGTCTGTTAGGGATAGGTGTACTAAATCACACGAATATATTTTTCTACTTTCTAAAAATCGTAAATACTATTATAATAATGAAGCAATTAAAGAACCCGTCAAGCAAGACTGGGGTACACGAAACCGCACTAAAGGTAAGTACCATAATCCTGGCACTGGCTTGGTTCCTCATAGTGGGTTATCCAAGTCTTACACTACAAAAAATAAACGGTCTGTTTGGTCAGTAACCACAAAACCATATAAGAGTGCACACTTTGCTGTATTTCCACCTGACTTAATAGAACCTTGTATCAAGGCAGGGAGTGAAGAGGGAGACATAGTTCTAGATCCATTTATGGGATCAGGAACTACAGCAGTTGTTTCCAAATCGTTAAATAGACATTATATTGGTTGCGAATTGAATGAAGATTATGGTAAATTAATACAGAAGAGATTAAGTGAGAAATCATTTGCGAGGTTAAAACTAGAATGACAGAACGTATAGAAGAAACAATACTTCGCAACCTCATTTGCAATGAGCAATACTATCGTAAGGTAGTACCATTCATAAAAGCAGATTACTTTCAAGAGTACAATGAAAAAATCTTATTTGAAGAGATTGCAGACTTCGCTGCTAAGTACGATAAAGTACCTACTAAAGAAGTTCTCACAATTAATCTCCAGAGCAGAGGAGACCTTACAGAAGAGACATTCAAAGATACATTATCGGGATTAAATTCTCTTTCTGATGACTGGATAGATTATGACTGGTTGTTAGATGCCACAGAAAAATGGTGTCAAGACAAAGCTATATACAATGCATTAATGCAATCAATTAAGATTGCTGATGGCGGTGACAAGAAGTTAGACAAAGGTTCTATACCTAGTATTTTACAAGATGCTTTAGCAGTATCCTTTGACGAACATATTGGACACGATTACATTGAACAGGCAGATGACCGATATGAGTTCTATCACAGAAAAGAAGAAAAGATTCCATTTGATCTTGAAAAGTTTAACTATATTACAAAAGGTGGTCTACCTAATAAGACTCTCAATATCGCTCTTGCTGGTACAGGTGTCGGGAAGTCTTTATTCATGTGCCACGTGGCTAGCTCCATCCTGTTGCAAGGACGGAACGTATTATACATTACATGTGAAATGGCAGAAGAAAAAATTGCTGAACGAATTGACGCAAATCTTCTCAACTGCAACATAAGAGATATACCAGAACTTCCAGAAGTTCTTTACAATAGTAAAGTCAATGAGATCTCTAGGAAAACACAAGGTAAACTTATCATCAAAGAATATCCTACTGCATCTGCTCATGCAGGTCATTTTAAGGCACTCTTATCAGATCTAGCATTGAAAAAAGATTTCAAACCTGATATAATATTTGTAGATTACTTAAATATATGTGCAAGTGTGAGGTACAAAGGTGCAATTGTTAACTCGTATACCTATGTTAAAGCGATTGCTGAAGAGCTTCGCGGTCTTGCTGTGGAAAGTAATGTACCTATTATCAGTGCCACTCAGACTACTCGTGCTGGTTTTGGCAATAGCGATCCAGATCTTACCGATACTTCTGAGTCTTTTGGTTTACCTGCCACTGCTGATTTTATGTTTGCCCTTATATCTACTGAGGAGCTTGAACAACAAGGTCGCATTATGGTCAAACAACTTAAGAACAGGTACAACGACCCGACTTCCTCAAGAAAATTCATGGTGGGAATTGACAGATCAAAAATGAAGTTGTATGATGTAGCAGATGATTCGTCTGCTATCAACATCAATGACGAAGATCCTGGTGAGGAATTCCAGCAATTTGCTAATACACAATCTAGACTATCAAAATTCTCAGAGTGGAATGTATGACAATTAATTTTAACAGATATGAAGAGTTTGTTTCTGCAGTTACTTCAGAAGCTTCAACTAATTTCGTTGACTTCGCTGATCGTATTGGCGAGTTAGATCGTGAAGGTGCTAATATTGAGCGTCTTCTCACCAGTGGTGTTGGAATCAATGCTGAGGGTGGTGAGTTTCTTGAGATAATTAAGAAAATGATTTTCCAAGGTAAACCTTGGGACAAAGATAATAAAGAACATCTTATTATTGAGTTAGGTGATCTTATGTGGTACGTAGCACAAGCTTGTATGGCATTAGAAATCTCATTTGATGAGGTTATAGAACGCAATATAAAAAAACTTGAGAGTCGTTATCCTGATGGTAAGTTTGATGTTCATTATTCAGAAAACCGTAAAAAAGGAGACAGATGAGTGGAGATTACGAAACACATGATGATCGTCAACCAGATATAAGCTACATAAAAGAAAAAACCATGTCATGTAATTTAAGAGAACTAACTATAACATCTTTGCTTGAGCAAGCACAAGGTGAAATAAGTAAAGCAAAAGCAAATGTTGAAATTTACTTACACAATCCTGTAGGTATAGGTGAGCACCCAGATATTCTTGCTGCAATCCAAGATCAACTAGACGTAATTGCAAAAGCAGAAGAACGTATTGATGTCATCAACAAGCATTTTATTGTACATCACTAGGTTCTATGACCCCTCCTCTAAATAGATAGACGGGAGGTTTTCTAATGGCATACAAGCTTATACCATCTACGTTTTCAGAAGCAGGATCTTCTGTAAAACATATGGATACTGCAACAGCAGCAGAAGGACTTAGATTGTGGAATTATCTTGTCAGTACATATGGCATGGAAAATCCTCTTGCCTTTGATCCAACTAATAAAAAGCAAGTAAAGATAGCTAGAGCATTACAAACAGAATTTACGAAAGCAGAGATAAAAAAGAAGTTAAAAATAAGTGCATTAAAAGTTGACTTTGGTGATGGTAGTAGAGGTAATAGAGGATCAGGTAATCAAGGAAATTTATTTGAGCAACAATTAGAGGCAGGTCTCAACGATTGGATTGAGACGAGTGAACTTACTAACAATAAGTATAGAGATTTTATTTACGGTCTGGTAAAACATTATCATTTGGAAGATTGTATTGCAGTTAGAGTTATTGGGGAAGGTGGGGAAAATAAGAAGAGACCTATGCAACTTGTAAATGGTCATTGGAAAATTGGAACAGCATCATTGTCAACTGGATATGAAATTGGTTCTACTATTACTGATCTAACATTAGAAACTAAGTGTAAAGGCAAACCACTTCATAAGTATTATTTGTCATTAAAAACTAGTGGCACAACCAATCTATCTAACCTAGGTCTTAAGACAAATGTTTTTCCTGTTGATGAAGTAAAAGCAGGAAAGATTACCACTGCTAATGGTATTGCATTAATGAAAACTTTTGGATTAGATGAAGAAACATTCTGTGCAACATTTAATGAATTTCAATCAGGAAATAAAACTTATAAAGTATTAGACAATTCTCCAAGTTATAATAAACCTTTACTCCAAGAATTAATTAAAGGATCTCTTGGTTATGGATATCATTATGTTCATCTAAACAAAGGTAAAATCAAACATATGGAGATTACTGAAAGATTCTTGAATCAAGCAGCTAACGTTACTAATGTTAGAGTTTCGTATGGTGGTGAAACAGGTGGAGCAAAAAGAGTAAACATTCATATGACTACACCTCTTTTAGATATGACATTTAATATTAGAAATACTTCTGATAGAGGAACTACTGCTGATCCAGATCGTGTATATCCAGACAAATTACAATCTGGATATAAAATGAAAGGAGAAAGTATAGAAACTGTGTTTCAAGATTAATGGCAAACGTTAAACAGTTAAAACATCTAGAACATCTTGAAGATGAAATGCTCAACTATGGTGTTGAGGGTTGTAAAGCTGCTGTATCTTTTTTAAAAGAGTTACGCAAGATGCTTGGATGTGATAACAGTACAGGTTTTATGCAAACAAAATGGGATGGTGCACCATCAGTTGTATGTGGCACAGATCCTCAGACAGGAATGTTTTTTGTTGGTACTAAATCTGTATTCAATAAATCTGATCCTAAACTTTGTTATAATGAAGATCAAATTAATGGTTGGTATGAAGGAGATCTTGCAGAAAAACTTAAATTTTCTCTTCGTTATTTTTCTACTCTTGATATTCAAGGTGTAGTACAAGGAGATCTTCTCTTTACTCAATCCACTTTAAAGCGAGAAACAATTCATGGCGAAAGACTTTACACATTCAGACCTAATACGATTACTTATGCTATTCCAATGCATCATCCTATTGGACTTGCAGCGAGCAAAGCGAAGATCGGTGTAGTATTTCATACTCATTATTCTGGTGATGATATACAATCTATGCAAGCTCTTGCTGGTGCAAAAGTAAAAGGATCAGCAGAAACTCTCGTGGTTAATAACGATACACCTATGCACAAAGTAGGATTGAATCATGCAGAAGAAACTAAATTTGATAACTATGTTAAAAATATTGAAACCATGTGTCATAAGTGTGGTGATTTTCTTGATGAATTAGTAGGTGCTAGTGGTACTAAAGGTGACGCTAAATTTCATATATCATCTTACCTAAAACAATTTTTTAATAATGAAATAAAAAATGCTCGTAGTATTACTGATGTAGATAAAGCATTGATTGAGCT